ATTTAGGAAGTGGTATTTATGGTATAATAGGAAAATCTGAACTGAACTTCACAGGTTACAGTTTCGTTATCTGCACCTGATTCTAGACTTATCTCACCTAGAGAGATAGGGAATGCATCATGGAATCTGAAGAATTTATTGGGGACATTTTTGTTAGTGTTCAATACAAGTGTAATGTCTGAATACTGGTTTAGGTCATTATCAACATTCGATAATTGTCCTGTAGATGTTGTTGAACTACCTACATAGTTTTTATAATCAGCTGGGTCTGCAACTGGAACAATTGCATTCATCCAATCATATACCTCTTTGAAGTTCTCTAAATCCTCATCAATCAAGAAGGTTACATTTAGAGTTCCAAATTCAACTTTATCGCCAGGGAAATATGCATCCAGTCCTACCCCTGCACCAGCAACGGTTTCAGTAAATGATAAACTAGGAATATTTACAGACTTCACATAGTATTCCACTGTTGGAATTTTATCTATAAGAAGTCTGAAATTATTCTTGTTTAGAATTGACTTATTGATTGTTGTCAAGCTTTATAATCCTTTTTGTTGAGGTGGTATCAAAGTAGTCATTTCCTTTGTATTCTCTTGTAACAGTTTTTTCACAAAGATAACCATCTCTTACATACTGTGTAATGATTTTACGATTCAATACATTAGTTGTTTCTTCACCATTAGGAAATGCATTCCTTTCCCATGGCCCTTCTAACACTTTCACTTCTTTTGCATATTCTGACATAATTTACTCCGTAATATACAGGGGAAAAATATCCCCTGTATACTATTTAGGTCAATTTACTTCTCGTTTACGAACTCGTTGAGCTGTCTTGCAGTTGCAATAACCTGTTCAACAGTAATCATTTGGTCACCCAAATTTCTTTTGTCGTTAGGGAAGTTTTCGTTGTGTAGATACACCTTTTGATTCTCTCTTTCGAGATTTTGTGCTAGTATACCTTCTGCTTGTGATAACAAGTCTGCTCGGATTTCAAATCCTGATTTTGAATTACTCATAATTTTCTCCTGTGTGTGTATGTGTAATTGTAGTCACCATGACTACCTTTTATTTAGTGCAAAAAAAGGGACTCCGTAGAGTCCCTTAAAACATTAATTAAATTATTGTTTTTGTTACAGAATGTTAGATACTGCCATCTTTCTGTAGTATTGGTTTGTTCCTGCTGTGGCAAGACCGTCTGCTGGTGCTGAACCAACAAATGGGTTTGATACCATACCATATCGAGTTTTAAATCCGATCTTAGGTTGGAAGGTATTCTCACCAACGGCACGCACCATTTGTAATGGAACGTATGGGCAATAGAACATACCTGCGTCGTATGGGTTTGAACCTCTGTATCCAACTGTCATATAATCGACAGATGCATAAGGGTCAATGTATACTTTAACTCTTCCGTTTAGAAGACCAGCAAATGTATTACCAGTATCATCAACGTTTAATGAAGTGTTAAGAGCAGGTGTGTAGTCTAATACACCAGCCATTGAAAGAGCAGATGCTACGTCTGAAGAACAAAGGATAAAGTTACCTTTACCTCTTCTTGTTTCTTTAGCAATAACATTTGATTCTCTTTCGATTTGGAACAATAATCCTTTGAATTTCTCAACAGACCATCTACCGTTTGCATCAACATCTAAGTTGAATGTTCCAGGCACTGCTGTAGCAGAAGCTCCTGTTTTTGCTTGAAGGTTGACATTTCTGACAACTTCACGGTTGATTTCTGCAAGAATTTCTGATGAAAGAATGTTTGCAAGTTCTGATTCTGCATCAAGACCGTGGATTGCTTTGAGGTCTTGAGCAAGTTCTAGTGTGTATTCAGCTTTAAGTGCTCTGGATTTTGCAGTAACAGTAGCCTTTTCGATTGTGAATGCCATTTCAGCAAAAGCATTACCTGATGTATCACCAAGTGCTTCAGCAGTCGCTGTTGACATTCCACCAACTGTGTCACCTGCATAAGTAGCAGGGCCAGTAGCATCAAAAGGGTCACCTACAGGGTCAGAACCCAATGAAGTTGAACCAGCAGCAGCAGCTGCAGAGTAACCAGTTCTAGCTTCGTTAAACAAAGCTTCTGACTTGTCTTCTCTATTGGCATCTTCATCATCGTTATATCTTGCTTTCATAGCAAAGATAAGACCTGTAGGGCCTGTCATTGGTTGAACACCGCAAATGTCGTATGCAACGAGATTTGGCATAGCTCT